CTTATTATTCAATCATTAGTCAACTCCTTTCATAATCAATCTCACAACGCTTTTGATATTATTTCATTTAAATTTTACGCTTCTCACTTATTTCATGGTTCATCTACCGAGCACTGATTGATTTATTATACGTTTTAATAGAAACATATAATAATTAATATTTATACAGATACAATATGTCCTTCCCATAAATATTTTTTATACTCCCAAGATAAATTCTCATTGTCGTCTAATTCATACTTTCCAAGTACAATTTCCGGATGATTGCACGTTATTTTTTCCACTATATTATCACTCATGTGCCTGATGTCCTTAACTAATGGACCTTGACTATATTTCCAATACCACAGTTCATTGCATTTTCCAGTAATATAATAATTAAACACCCATTGTAATCCATTTTTATAATCATTCACTATATTTATTATTTCATTTTTATCTTTCGTTTTTAATATTAATTTATTATACCTTGTTTCCCAATATGGTTCAATGGGATTAATATACTCTTCACTATATCTAAAAAAACAGGGTATATTTTGCACATAATCGTCAATTCCCTTTTCAGAAGAAAAATCGGTTCTATATCTTGAAAATTTTTTCCTATTATTATACTCCTCAATCATCATTTTTTCCTCTATTTTATATATTTCATTGAAAATATACTTGACATTATTCCATTCTATCCCAAAATGTTTATTAATTAAATATTTATCAGTATTTGAAAAAAGTGTTTTGTATATATTGTATAATATCTCAAACCCATTCGTACGAATATTTAAACAGGGTATATGAGGCAAAAAATCATTTCCCAAGAAAAAACAAAAAAACACATAATCATACGCACGGTGTATATCTGTATCTCCAAGCTCTTCTACAATATAAGACATTAATAACTTTATATCTACAAAATAGATTTCATCTTTATTAATAATCGACGACGGAATTGACGATTTCAAAAACTGAGGTGCCTCACGAAATACATATATAGATTTACATAAATGACTTTGAAATATTGACAACATAATCAAATCGGAGTCCAATCCATATATTACAACATTGTCATTTTTCAAGTTAAAATCCCTAATAAAATCCATAAGTTTATGTTCTCCTTCCCCATATTCATCGCTACAAGAAATGAATATTTTCATACCATATTGCCGTTTTTTAAAATAATTATAAACCTCAGTATTTAAGTTTTCCATAAATGGTGTTCCAAATGTAATATTATTCTTATCCCAATAAACCGATTTACCCTTTGTTAACACATTTGACAATACACGTCTATATCGTTGTTGTTTAACCTTTGCAGTTGGTGCTTGTCCGTCAAACGTAATATAGACATATTTGCTTGGTTTAATCAAATATATATAATATTCTATTTTCTTTATTGTACGAGATATTAGTTCTTTATCTATATCCCCCTTGAAATCTTCATCTTGCATATCACGCAATGAATCGTATATTATTGAATTACAATCCATTAACAATGCGTGGATTTTATTATCACTAGGAGTAAAAAAATCCATATTTTTTAATATGTTACTGTAATTACGTATTATAAACGAAAAATAACTAGGAATTCCCATTATATATAATGCATTTTAATTTTTATATTATTTTTATAAATATATTATATGCAAATGTCATTTACATTTCATGACATATTTAATCAAGAATCCGGTAACTTAAATGATTTCTATAAAACGCACATATTAAATGTCAACGAAATTATAACAAGTACATTAATTTCAATAAAAGAAAAAAAATTAAGTGGAGTGTTTAGTGAAAACGATTTAAATGTATCATCCAAAGTCTTAAATGAAATGTTCAATGAATTAAATGAAATTAATAATAAAAATATTATACAGGGCTTCCAATGTATAATTGATAAACTAAGTTCTGTTATGTCTGGTATTGGTACTAAATTTTTAAAAGATTTATTATACATAATTGGTTTTCAAGATATTTACGAAAATTTAGATAGTATTATTAAATCCAAATATGTATTATTAAAAAAACATTTTTCCCCTTCATCATTTCATATATATCCAATGTCCAATAAAATCAACAAACAAAATGTCAATGTGTGCAATGATAAATTATGTGTAGAACAAATTAATTATGAATTACACGATAATTTTGAATGTAACGATACAAACACCGATGATTATAAATTTTTTCAACGTATATTTGGAAGTATTATTACTATCCACAATTTCAAAACAAAACAAACAGTAGTAATAAAGGGTATTTTAAACGACATTTCTTGCTTACACATTAACAATGAATATATTAAACATTGTTACAATGAAATAAACGTGTTATTTCATAATGATGAATTAGGTAAAAAAATATTAATAAATTCAAGTGTACAAGATTTATTAATATACAGCCCCAATGATTTTATTAAAAAGAAATATACAATTATCAATGAAATTAACAGTTTGAAAAAGAATAAATTAGACACAATTGTTGATAAATTCAATGATTTGTCCCTTATAAATCAGCGGAATATGTTAATTAATCTAATGTTATACGATAAACAAGATGAGGTTTTATTCATTTGTAATATTTTATACGAAATAATTGCAATGAATTCAAGTGTTAACAATAATTATACAGATGTGTTATTAGATAGTTTTCCGTGGAATATTAAACAAATGTTAAAAGAATGTGCACGTTTTAGTATTAATTACAATCAGGAAATGCGAAAAAAATACGAGACTCATAATATTTCATTGGAACATCAAATTTACCTATTAAAAGTGAATGATAATGTAAAAGAAAAAGCACTTGCAAAATATAAAGAGGTTCAGTCCAAAAATGATGATAGTATGTCAAAAGCAAAACAATACTTAGAAGGATTAATTAAAATACCATTTAAATTGTTTAAGGAAGAAAAAGTCCTGATTTTAATGAAAATTATTAATGAAGATTATATTAAATTATTAAAACTAATAAAATTATACGATGAAACCGTAACTATAAAAAGTAAATATACAAACTATGAAATAATGATTGGTATGGAAAAAATCATTACTATTATGAAAGATAAGGTTAAATATAATATTAAGCAACAATTATCCAAACAAACAATTAATCTAATTAATGGTATATTAAAAGATTTGAATAAAAAATACAAAATTACCAACTTTACAACAAAAACTAGCAAAATAGATGCAATATTTAATACAATACAATATACTGATTATGATATAGTAGACCGTAAAATGAATACACACAATCCATTAAAAACTAGTCTGTCCTTGATAAATACGATTAAAAGTAATAATACAGAACTTAAAGATGGAATTCAAAATATGCAAGATTTCTTAGAAGACTCTGTATATAGTCATAAAAATGCAAAAACCCAGTTATTTAAAATCATTGCTCAATGGATTAATGGCAATCAAAGTGGATATTGTTTCGGGTTTGAAGGTTCCCCAGGGATTGGAAAAACGTCACTGGCAAAAAATGGACTATCTGGATGTTTAAAAGACGAAAATGGAGTTGATAGACCATTCTCATTTATACAATTAGGTGGGTCATCAAATGGCTCTTCACTGGAAGGGCATAATTATACGTATATGAATTCCACGTGGGGAAGAATTGTTGATATATTAATGGAATCTAAATGTATGAATCCTATTATATATATTGACGAATTAGATAAAGTAAGTGCAACTGAACAAGGTAAAGAAATTATAGGAATTTTAACCCACATTATTGATTCTACTCAAAATAATTGTTTTCAAGATAAATATTTTTCAGGAATTGATATTGATTTATCAAAAGTATTGTTTATATTTTCATATAACGATCCTAATAAAATTGATAAAATATTATTAGATAGAATTCATCGCATTAAATTCGATAATTTAACTACACAAGATAAAGTGGTTATTGTTAATAAATATTTACTGCCTGAAATAAATAAAGAAATGGGCTTCGAGAATATTGTTATTATTAATGATGTTACAATAGAATACATTATCGAACATTACACGTGCGAACCTGGTATTAGAAAATTAAAAGAAATTATTTTTGATATATATGGGGAAATTAATATAGAATATTTAACAAATAATGAGAACTTACTTGAAATTCCCTTAGATTTAAATATTGATATAATTGAAAATAAATATTTATCAAAATACAATAAAATTTTAAGTAAAACGATACATAATGACAATGCAGTGGGTATTATCAATGGATTATGGGCAAATACATTAGGTAAAGGAGGTATAATTCCGATACAAGCGTTTTATTTTCCTACAAATTCATTTCTCGAATTAAAATTAACAGGATTACAGGGTGATGTTATGCAAGAAAGTATGAACGTTGCAAAAACACTTGCCTGGAATTTAACAACAAATACTATGAAAAAGAAATTAATAACACAGTTTAATAATACAAAATGTCAAGGATTACACGTGCACTGTCCCGAAGGTAGTATATCAAAAGATGGTCCATCTGCTGGTGCTGCCATTACAGTTGCGATATATAGTTTATTAAATAATAACAAAATACCCAATGATATTGCAATAACCGGGGAAATAACGTTGGACGGGAATATAACCGCAATTGGTGGATTATATGAAAAAATATCAGGAGGAATTCGTGCTGGGATTAAAACATTTATTATACCCGGTGAAAATAAAAGAGATTATGACGAAGTAATAAAAAAATATCAGTCCAAGAATATTGATCTTAGAACAAAAGTAAATGTTAATTTAGTTAATCATATAAACGACATTTTTAAAATAATCCAATTATAATTTATATAGTATATATATAAATTATGAAATTCAATATTATTGGTCTTGCTTACTTATTTTTGCGTTTAGCTCCATTTATAATTGTGTCCTTTTTCACATTAAATTCATTTTTTAATCAGGATTTTAAAGGAATAATATATTTGGCCGGATTACTGTTGGCATTAACATTCAATATCCTTATCGGCAATGCGTTAGGGTTTACAGGGAAATTAGACGGTGCAAATGAAATATGTTCAATGATTGAAATTGGCGAACAGCAGGAATTTTCAAAATTACCAATGGGGCAATGTATTCTCGGGTACACATTTTTCTATTTATTATATGTTATTGTGAAATACAAATATGTACTTTATAATTTACCCACCGTTATATTTTTCCCCGTTCTAATATTAACGGACATTTTCTGGAATTCAAACAACAATTGTTACAATATGTTGAGTCTTGGTACTTCATTATTAATTGGTTTATTATTTGGATTATTATGGGCATTAGTAATTGATAGTATGAAATTAACATCACTTCAATATTTCAATAATGTTGCAGGCAATGATGTATGTAAACGCCCATCAAACCAAACATTCAAATGTAATGTTTATAAAAATGGGAAGCTTCTCGGTAAGAATGTTTAAGTATTAAAATATTTAATATTAGTATCAAACCATTTTTTAACTTCCCGTTTAATCATATTTCGTCTCATAGTTATATGAGCATATTGAATACTATTTGTTTTCATTAAAAAATTATTTAAAAAATATTGCAATATATTATTTATTTTTGCACTTTCATACATTTTTAATTGGGAGATGTTAAATAATGAATAGTGTTTTCTACTGTTTACATTATTATGAAAATCCAATAACATTCGTTTTAATCCTTGTTTTGTTTGAATATTATTAAAATTAATACTATTTAAATATGTTTTTGCGTGTTCACTACATATAGGGCACGGCAAATTTGAACAAATTAGAAAGATTAAATCCAAGATTTCCTTTCTCTTTTGTAAAAAAAAATCATCCTTTATTTTTTCAGCCATTGTATGAAATAGGTACCAAGTACTCGCTCCCCAAATATATAAATTTTTATTTTCTACGATTTGTGTATCCTCCTTAACTATAACTTTTTGTTTAACAACATTCCGTACGGGTCTTATAAATTGCATTGATACATTTTTATTACCTCCGGATCTTGCATTTCTAAATATCATATATAAAATAATATATATATAAAAATATATATTTATACATTATTATGGATAATAAAACATTATTAATTAGCAATGTTAAAAAATGGTTAACATTAGATAATGAAATCAGAGCATTACAAAAAGAAATAAACATTAGAAAACAAGAAAAAAAGGAAATCACAAACGATTTAATAGATATTATGAAAACAAGTGACCTTGATACGATTGAAATCAAGGATGGAAATATAAATTATGTTAAACGAAATGTAAAAAAGGCGATTACCAAAAAATATCTTATATCTGTACTAAATAATTATTTTCAAGGCGATTTAGAAAAGGTAAGTGAACTAAATACATTAATTATGGATAATAGAGAGAATGATGTCCGTGAAACTATTCAACGACATATTAATAAATAGTAACTCCTTTATCGTGAATATATTTTCCTACGACTTTCGGTTCCATTACCTTTTGCATTATATCTTCGGTATTGTAAACATTATTATAATTATCAATATAGTAAACAATTCCATTTACTTCTTCAATTCGCATTACCAATTCCGTCGTATTTTTTGTATGCGTACTGTTTTCGTCAAATACACCGTGTGGTGTAGATTTACAATGTGTACCGCAAAAATCGCTATCATCTTTTCTACGACGAGTACACTGCTCTCCACTTGCACGGCACGCAATACATCGATTGTTTGTTGGTAAAACATTTTTTACTCTCTTTCGTTTAGAAACGTCTTCCTTATTTATTTCTAATTTAGGATAATCATAAACAAAAACCAATAAATTTGTTTTTTCACTTTCCTCTATTTCAAGAGAAGATATCTTATTGCGAATCTCTTCTTTAAATTTTGAGAAATAATCATCTGTTTTACGATTCAATCTACGCTCCATACTTTATTAAAAAATATATATATTTATTTTTTAATCAATTTTTTATTTGAAAAATGCTCCCACCTTGGTATATTTATCTATGCAAATATTTGCCACGGTTTTTAAATGCTGTCTAATGTTATTTTTGTCATTATTCTCATTATATGCTAAACGTATTACAGATTCAGTATCGTGAGGATGAAACTTCTTAAACCCTACAAAACTCAGGTTTTTTTCTGTTTCAAAATACTTATTATACATTTCGTGTTCAATGAGTTTACCCAGTGTATAATCCTCATCTAACAATTTAATATCATAACAGTTTTCCATTGTGGAATTTCCAATATTTATTGGCAGCACGTCTCCGTCTACATCTTCTATGAATTTCGTCAGTTTTTTAATCAATAAATCTATATTTATTTGTAATAACTGCTTGTTGTTGTATATACCAATTGATTTTACTGAGAAATCGAAACTATGTTCTTTGTATTCTCTCTGTGCATCAAGAATATAAAAATTTTTCTTTTCAAAGGTGATTTCTTGTTCAGCCAACCCATCACTTCTCATTTTCTTTTCGATAGTATTCCATTTCTCTTCCGCTTTATTAATATCAATGGTGTTTCCAAAACTACATAACGATACCACATTATACATACTATTTTCCTTTGCATCACTGGTTGAAAACTCACATTCTAATTTGAGTTCTTCACCCGGAATGCTTTCAGAGATTGATGGTCTTAGTCGAAGAAAACTAATATAATCTCCTGTAAAATCATCGGGGGGGAATATTTTTTTCACTTCTTCTCGTTCCATATACGTATTCGATTCTAAATTCTTGATTTTAAAATCTTCGGTTGTACAATAAATAATATTTTCGGTGTCATTTTTTTTATGCACTTCCAATCTATATTTTCCAGGTAGCCGGGACAAATCCGTCTCGCAAATTGGTACACACGATAAACGTTGCTTAATTATTTCATTATGAAAACGCGAAGTATTTTTCAGTATATTACATTTATTGTCTTCATATTTTTCAGTAATAAATGCATTTACTGGTATCTCGGATAAAATTGTGCGGCGCATCCCATTTACATATGACACATTTACAGATTCAATTGTAAATTCGAGCACATTATCATTTTCCACCAACTTAGTTACCTTAGGCTCCATAATTATATTATAATTATATATTTAAATAAAATTATAATCAATTTTTATACTACATTTCCGGTTGAGTTAGATGATATAGGGTCCATCATCATAAACGCAATCATAACAAACGATAGCACAATTGGGAAAACAACTAGAAACCAGGATAATGTCGGTATACCTGCGTCACAAATCAAATTTAATACCCACGTCCAAAACAACACGTATAATATTTTAATTAAAAATACCAAAGTGGTATTGGGTACACTGCACGATAAATATCCTAAACAATATTTATCAACATTTCCTGCATTCTGAATAGCAATAACAACTATACTTATTATTGAGATTACTAAATATACATATGCGGGCGTGCATAAGTTTTTAATTCCACGAATAGAATTAGCCATAATTATATATATACCTTAGAAGATTTATACTATCGAATGTGTATTTGTTAAGGGTTGCACATAACTACTAGGATCCTGCGTATTTTCTCCTGCCATTATTTTAGCATTAAGTAACGCGCCGTCTACTGTATCAAAATGAGTGGGTACATTTACTATATTGGGTAATAAAAAAGTACCTCCTTTCATTTTTTTTGTTTTTTTTGTCTTTATTTTCTTTGTTTTTCTTTTATTATTTTTCTTACGATTTGACTTTCGTTTACCTCCCTGCATTCTTGATGATACGATATTATCGGGATTTGTGGGAGCATTATCATATTTATTCATTTCATACGGTAAATTTCCACTAAATGTTGCCGGTCCATACCCCCCGGACATTCGTTTTCTTCCGCAACTTTTTTTTTTCATTGTCTTTCTTGTTTGCGTTTTCATTATATATATAATGAAGATTTTATTCAATATCCACGTGAGTCAACAAATGGCGACGACAGCACATGTTTGTTAGTTTCAATACATCTAATACTTCACCTTCCGCTGTTTTTTTCGTATTTTCCTTTGTTAAATATACAACCTTATTTACATCGTTTCCTTCAATCAGTTTACGTTTTCTCACTTCACGTACATAATACTCGTATTTATTTGCCAAAACATTTCCACACGTAAAACATTTAACAGGAATAATCATTTTATATATATATATAATAATAATTATTTTCTAATTCAATTTTATATTATAAAATGAGTATGAAAAAGCATAAATATATTAATGGGCGATCAAAAGACAAAGACATATTTTCAGACGACCTTAAAGAATTGGGTATAGATAATGAAGACACTGGAAATTGGATTTTAATTTACATTTTCCTAATACCTGTATTGATATTCATATTATGTAATGTAAATTACGGAAATAATGCCGAATCTATGAATAATGGATATAAAATGGTGAGTGAAAATATATATTTTCAAATCATTTGTTTTGGATTTATAACTATTATGCTTTTATTATATTTCGTCGATTTTATTAAAAATAGATTTAGACTAAAAAAAGATAAATGGCAAATCGATATTAACAAACGACTTCCTCGTTTTATTATTTGGGTTATAATGACAAGTATTGTTATATTTTTCTATTTTGATAATATTTCGAAATCAATATCTAACACTCAGCTTTCACCAAATATGAATAATACCATAATTATTACAGGAGGGGTATCATTATCCCTCCTACTTTTTTTAGGTAATTGGATTTTAAAATCAGATTTATATGAAGGACTCGGTGAAAAATCTGAAACAAACAAATATAATGCGAACGATTATGAAGTTACATATCACGACAGTGTAGATGACCTTATTTCGCAAAATAGTATTATTGGTGTAACTCGGGCGGTTGACCCGTCAGGAAATTTGGTGGAATTAAAAGGTCCTATTGAAAAAACACCCCCATACTTTAATAGTCCAAGTATATACAAGTACGGAATAAATACATATGTGCCTAATTACGAGGAGAGTGTATATTTAAGTAAAACGCACGGGGTCCAACAGAAACACACTGTTAATAATGTTAAATCGCCTAGTTATCCGTCTTCAAACTTAAAGTTTGAAGAAACTGATTAATGCTTGTCTTACAAATAAAATGGGATTTATTTGTAAAATATTTCATTTATAATTTAATTCTATTTTTTGTTTTATTTTTTTTTGTTTTTCGTTGACGTTTACTATTTTTTTGTTTTCGTCTTTTCGTTTTATGTTTTCCTCCTGTGCGGTTTATTGTACGTAAAAATCTACTAAAATACGTATAATAATTGCAACGAGTACTAACAAGTCGGGCCTCATTTTTTATATTTTTATTTCCCTCTTTTCCTGTTAACACACCCATTGCTTTATTTATTTCAACCAACATAGTTTTAAAAAAAACTATGCTATCTCCTCTATTTTTACTTTCGATTGTTAGATACACTGAGATCTCATCAGTTTCATCCAATTTGCGGCGAGCTCTTCGTGCGTTTATTATATTATGTGTCCGTTCATCATACAGTTTGTTCATTAGTTCCAATATGGTTATGCTATTATTGCAAATATTTTCACTGTCTATTAAATATTTATATTGTAATATCTCCTTTGATGCCCACTTCCCCAGACTATTTGATGATGGTATTAAACCCATTTCCGAATAATTTTTTAAATATATTGCCCATTCTTCTTTAAAAAAGTTTTCTTGTGATGTTAAATTGGTTAATGGTTTACAATTTAATAAATATATTATTATTTCCCGGTTACCATAAACATTTTTTAAATGCATAAAATAATTACCCAGCAGAATTTTGTTAGATAATCCTTTTATTTTATCCCGTTCGGTTTTCATATCATCAAATAACGTGTCAGTTTTACCATTATATTCCACCATTTTAGTTCCCGAAAATAAATGGTCATTGTAGTTTATTCCTGTGTATTTGCCACCATTGTGACCTTCTGGTGAAACTGTAATATCCCCATCTATTATTCGGGCATTATACATCCCTTTCTCATTATCATCTACACTCAACGATACATTTGGACACATATCATTGGGTTGATATATTGCTGCATTATTTAATAATAGTTGTACCTTACTTCCAACATCAATGCCGTGCCCTCGTATTTTATTTGGAATATTTGTTTTTTGTTCAATATATTCTTTAATTGTATCTGGTTGACCTTCTAATAATTCTAATAAAAAATGTTCCACCTCCCAGTTTACAAGAATAGATTCATCTGGTATTGCAAAATCAACAACAGTTATATTGTTAGGCAATTGAACAAAATAATCATTGGGACAATTCACACTAACCCCTGAATTTACATCATCGTCACGATAATTATGATGAGTAAACAATATGCGATCATCTATTGCTTCCGCTATTTCAGGAACATCAATTAATGGTACAGTAAATATAGTGTCTGTTCGATCTAATTCTCCTGTTTCTGTATTTAATTTAGTAACGTGTTCTAATACATTAGGAAAATAGTTATCTGTATCGTGGTCTAAATTGCCGTGCAATGCGCATAAAAATGCAATAGGTTGCTCGGTTTTAGTTTCAGATACTTTTCTTTTTGGCATAGTTATATTATAATCACACAATTTTCTTTCGTATTATTTGTGTATTGTCCTTATGAATTTTATTATGACACTCTACACACAAACTCATTAAATTTGCTACGTTATTTTTATGAAAATGATCTATAAATCCATCATCATTTGAATTTACCTGTTCATTCATGTGATGAATATGTTCTCCCATTTTTTCATTACACATTTCACACATTGTTTTTATTTTTTTACTATTATAAGAAGATACTTTCAAACTCATCAACCCCTGTGTTTCTGGAAAATATTTTTTTCGTATACTATACGCTTGTTCCATAAATTCATCATCTAAATACAACGATTTACATACTTCTAAACCATAACATGATACACCCGACCCTGGTTTTAATTTTCGGTCATATACTAAACCTTGGATTTCATTATCATACCGTACTGTCATATGCATTAATTTGGTATTTGTCATTTCCTTTATTTCACTATTATTTACTACTTCGTGCAAATGGGTTGCAAAAATATGGGATGCCCCACTATTGTATATACGTCTTAAACCGGCCAAAAATATACTAATTGCTGACTCCATTTCGGTACCCGAACATAATTCATCTCCCAAAACCAAACTATTTTCATCTACATTATTTAAAATCACACGTAATTCAGACATTTCCACTGCAAATGTTGATAGCCCTTTAAATAAATTATCATTACCAATAATACGTGAAAATACTGATTTATAAGGCATATAAACAAACTTACTACACGGCACATACATTCCACTTTGAGCCAGTATAATATTAATACCGATTGCACGTATTAAACTTGTCTTGCCAACTGCATTTGTACCATATAATAATATCCCCAGATTTTCATTTCCCAGAGTGACATCGTTTGTTACATATACTTCATTTTGATTTATGTGTTCAATTAAACAATGGCGTATATTTTCCGCATTAAAAAAAGATTTATCTTGTTCACGAATTTCAGGCAATATATAATTATATTTTTTTGCATTGTATATGCGGCTTTGTAATACATCTACTTTTGCCAAAAATTTACACATTTTCTGTATGATTTCATTATACCGGTTCACCAAACCATTATTACATTTAACAAAATGTTCCTTCAACATTGATAATCCAGATTCACGCAATTTAAGCACACTATAAACACACGTATCTATTTTATGATGTTTCACTTCATTATTCGTAGTTGTTGCCGAAGAAAATGTAATTTTACTATAATCAAATGTGTCATCGTCCTTTTCAAAATATTGTTTTATGTTTCTTGTCCGTGTTTTTGTAATTACAATGGATTTCCACGACTTTTCCTTTTCGTTTATTTTAAAATAATCCGCCTGACCATTATTTATTAATTGTTGATTTAATTTATTATAGATATTTGTAAATGATGTTGTCTGCTGAGTATATTTATCTATTAATTCATCATACTCGGCATTTACACCCGGTTTCAGAATATTATCATCAATGGACATAATGGTGTTTACCGTTTCGCATTTTATTAATTCATAAGTATTGTTAATATATTGCAAACACTCGGAACATTGGTTTTCAATATGTCCTACCTCGTCTGTATCAAAAAAATAGTTATTTAATATTTTATCATGTTTATAATGTTTCATTAATTTTGTCAATAATTTAATACTATTATATAAAGTATAAATATGCTTAGGTGTGGCGCGATTTGATACACAATTGCGGACTATAAATTCCATATCTTTAATTTCAACAATGTGTTTTCGTATATCATAATTATTATAATAATCTTCAAAATGTTTATTTACCGCATATTCATTTTGTAACCACTCAACATTAGACGATGGATTTAATAACAAATACTTAAAATGGCGTTTCCCAATATTGGTTGCACAATTATTTAAAAAATCACATACACTATTCATTTTCCCGGTACCATTACCGTCACTTACAATATTAAGTTGTTTCAGTGTATGATTTGCTAATAATACATAATCTGATTTGTTACACATTTTTGGGAAATCCAGTTTATTAACCAACATTGGGCTATGTTCTTTCAAAAAATGTAATAGATAACACAATGACTGGGTAGACAACAAGTTGTATGAAAATTCAAAACACTGTTGCATAATATCTTCACCAAAATAGCTTGCCATTGTCAAATTTATATAGTCCATTTTACTACTATTTTTGATTTCATCATTTTCCACATCTGTCATCACTTTCACGTGTTTATCTACCAAACTACAATAAGAGAATACCTTCTCTTGTTCTCCACATGTTAAATTTGAGATAAATAATATTTCATTTGGATTAAATAACAATAATTGCCGTTCTAACTCATCTGTTAATGTATTATTTAAAATAAAAGGAGAACTGTACTCGAACATATATACTTGGCCCGACATCACATTTATAAATGACATTCCAAATGCAATAAATGGGGATTTATTAGTCATTTTTTTATATTTCTTTGCCCATATACAGCAAATGTTGTTTGAACGTTGACTATCATCATTTTCATATTCGTATAACACTGTCCCCTTTGAATATACTTGACTTAATGTTCTCCACGTTTTTTTACCCTCCTTATGTTGATCATATAAACATACAGTATAATCACGTTGAACAATAATTCTCAAAAACTTTTCGATTGAATGGTCTGGTACACCCGCCATTATTATAGACCCCCCG